TGCACCACCACCGTCAAGAGCTTCGTTGTGATTGTCCCCACTGACCCGGGGGTTAAGTTGCAGACCGAGGTTGTTGACCGTGTGTGGAAAGTCCGGCTTCTCACCCCCGAGCCTAAATTCGGGGACATGGTGAACCTTACGAGGCGCTCTATTGTTGAGTGCCCTGAAATGTTTGCCATGGATGAGTCGGTCAGGATGGCAGCTCCGGGAAGCGTCGACACGCTTAGCTTCAAATCCGATGAGGTTGCTGCTGGGGTTGATGGTGTGGCTTGTTTCCGCAAGACGCGGTCCCTGAACCGGCGGCTTAATGCCAGGATGGACGTCATAAGGCGCTCATCCGATGTGCATTACTGCCAGTTCCAGATGGATCTCGACTTGGAGGTCACGTCGCGCTGTTGCCTGATAGCAATGTCAAGGCGGAGGAAGCTGAGCCGTTGGTTCAGCACACTGCCGTTGCGGTTGTCATGCTGGTGGAAAGGTCTTGACTCGGACTCGACTGTTCTGTTGGGTTCTAGTCACCCGGTATCCACTTCGGAAGAAGACAACCGCATCGTGGTTAATCGTGTGGCGAAGGTTCGGGTGCAGGCGCAATTGCGTATCGTTCAGGTGTACCATATGCGCAGGTTGATCAGATTCCCCTTGGTTTATGACCTTGGGTGGCTGACTCAGCTTAAGTCAAGTTTTGACTTCCACGGACCTTCACCCACTCGAGAGGCACTGGTCGGTCTGATCAAGGGCATGTCTACTGTGAACGTGCCCATGGCCGCCCATGATGCCGTTAGGTACGGGACGGTGCTCATGTATTATCATGAGCGTGGGGTGGCTCAGGCTCAGGCGGGTTTTCGCTTGGGCCCGGGTCACGAAAGCCTCGCCTAAGAACCTATGACTGCACTTACGTTCGTCCATATAAATATGAGGACGTGAGTGCAGTCTTACCGCGGGTCACAGAGCTGTCTAAGACTACTAAAATAGTTGATAAGCAGCGCTTGGCCCGCAATGAGTTGGCGGCGAGGAGTCTTGGCGTTCATGTGGTGGGCTATGCTCCGCCCATACCATCAAAACATGACGCCGAGACGTTGGAGGCGGGAGCGGAGAAGAGGCTTTGCAAAAAGATGCCTGACCAAAGACCAATTCCAATGAGAGAAATTCGGTCCCATTGCCGATACACTTGTCATAAATTATTCACACCAATCTCTCGGGATTATGTGTTTGATGTTGACGAGTGGTTAGCTACCACACACTATTCTGAACAGCGCAAAGATCAGTTGCGTGGTGTGTGGTTCGCATTGGTGACGGGCTTGAATAACATGGTCGGTAAGGTATACAGAAAAATGAAACGATTCATTGTGGATTGTTTCGGAAAAACAGTAGACGAAGACCCTTCTCCTCTGCACTTCTCACAACACCCATTTCACACTGCAGCACTACATTGGGATGACAAGTATTATAAGAATAAGTCTTTTATTAAGGC